ATACTATGAAATTGATGGGGTAGGTGCATCTCAATACTGGACCGGAAGAAATCCATCAACTGATATAGGTATTATAGAAGGTGATATTAACGAACATGGTCTAAGTATAGCTGTTAAAGTTACGGCACATGTAACAAGAAGAAATAGATTAAATATACAAGAAGTTAGATCAGGTATTAATAAACCTAATAATATACCGAGGAACTTATAATGGCTAAAAAAGAATTAAAAAATACTCAAAGTTCGTTTTCTAGAAACCCAGTTCCTAATAGGGCAGAACAAGTAAGGCGTGATAATGATATTGTTAAGACTCCTAAATGTACTATGGAAGATGTTGATTTTGCAATTATATCTTATATAAGAGATGTTCTTAAACTACAAGTAACAGAGAATGGACAAATTATAGATGTGCCTATAATGTATGCAAATGGAGAGAAATGGGCACAAGTTCAAGCTAAAGGCTATATGAGAGACCGTAAAGGTAAGATAATGACGCCAGTTGTAAGTATACGAAGAGGTTCTATTATAGAGAGAGACACTTTAAAATCATTAGGTGTTAATAATAATCCTGCAGGAAATGATTTTGTACATCAAAACAAACATACTATAGAAAACAAGTATGATAGATTCTCAGTACAATATGGATCTCAACGTAAAAAAGAATATTATATAGCTCCAGTACCAGAGTTTGTAGATGTATCATATGAGTTATTATTATGGACAGAATATACAGAACAAATGAATTCATTGGTAGAACAAATAATGCCTACAAATGGATTTGCATACGGAACAACATTTAAGTTTCCAACATACCTATCAGATGTTACATTTGATACAACAAATGCAACAGGAGAAGATAGAGTTGTTAGAGCCACAATACCATTAACAACTAAAGCAGCATTAATGATGCCATTTGAATTACAAAAATCAAATTTTGAAAAAAGGATATCGGTTAAAAAAATAGTGTTTGGGGCCGAATCTTTAAAGAAACCACCAGGTGGTTATTGATAACACTAGCATATTTATATAAGTATTATAATTAAAAAAGGAAAAAGTTATGGCAGAAGCAATTAAATTTACAGAAGAAGAACTAAATCAAATCACTGAACTAAGAGAATCAAATGGAAGTAAAATTTCTGAGTTCGGACAAATTGAATTAGAATTATTATTAGCTCATCAAAGAATAGAAGCTTTAGATAATGCTAAAGAAAATCTTCGAACACAATATGTTGAATTACAAGACAAAGAAAGAACTTTAGTTCAACAATTAAATGAAAAATATGGTGCCGGTCAAGTTGATCTATCTAGCGGAGAGTTTATTCCAGTAAAATAGATTGTTTGGCTAAATGCACTGATATTTATAAGAAATTGAATAATAAAAGAGGAGCATCAAAATGGCCGAAAAAATTGTATCACCCGGGGTATTTACAAACGAAGTAGATCAATCGTTTTTACCAGCCGGCGTTCAAGCAATTGGAGCTGCTGTTATTGGACCAACACAAAAAGGTCCGGCAGGAATTCCAACAATAGTATCGAGTTATTCTGAATTTGTACAGACATTTGGAGGTAAATTTACTTCCGGATCAGGTGCATCAGAACAATCATACAAATACTTAACTAACTATGCTGCACAAGAATACTTAAAGTATGCAGATACATTGACAGTAGTTAGAATATTGGCTGGAGCACATAGCCCAGCAACATCAAATGTAACAACTGCAGTGACAACAGGTGACACTTTTTCATCTGGATCATTAACATTGACGGAAGTGAATGAAGGAGAAACATTTAGAATTGTACAAGGTTCTAATACAGTTAACTTTATTGCACAAGCAAATCCAAATACAGATGCAAGTGACGGATTAACAAACTTCTTTGCTAAAGGAGCAACAGCTACATTAATGGCAAGTGCATTAGCAACAGAAATTAATGCAAATAGTGTGTTATCAGGAATTACAGCTACAAATGTAGGAGCATTATTAAAAATATCTGGATCATCTGCAGGAACAGGACCAAATGGTATTACATTTGCAACAGCATCAGCAAATACACCAGGAACACTTGGAACAACAGCTGGTACAAACTTCTTTACAATGGCAGGTGGTACTGATACAGCAGCTTCAGAAACAGTATTTACATTAACAACATTGGCAGATGGTGCTGGCATGAATAGTGGTGGTGGTACGGAAGGTACTAATAATGTATTATCTAACGGTACTGATAATAATTTAAGATGGGAAGTAACTTCAAAGAATGATTTGAAAGGTACATTTAATCTTGTTATTAGAAGAGGTGATGATACTATTAAAAGAAAAACAATATTAGAACAATATAATAACTTAACATTAGATCCTAATTCAACTGATTATATTGCAAGAAGAATTGGTGATCAAGTAAATACATTACAAGATAGTGGTACAGCTGATCCATTTCTCCAAATGAATGGTTCATTTGCAAATAGATCTAAATATGTAAGAGTAAGTGTTTTAAAAAATACTTATAACTATTTAGATTCAAATGGTAATGTAAGAGTAGGAAGTGCATCAGGTAGTTTACCTGCAGTAGCATCTGGTTCATTTACAGGTGGTAGTGATGGAGATGTTCAACATCCACAGAAATTCTATGAAACAATAGAAGACACAAATGTACAAGGATATAATCCTGATGTAGCAGGCCATGGTGGTACAGCTTATTCAGATGCAATTAAATTATTGAAAAATCAAGATGAGTATGATATTAATTTAATTACAGTACCAGGATTGGTAGATGACAAGCATGGAACAACAATTGGTGAGTTAGTTCAAATGTGTGAAGACAGAAGTGATTGTTTTTCTATAATTGATCCAATATTATATGCTGGAGGATTAAGTACAGCAATTGCAAAAGGTGATGCTAGAGATAGTAATTATGCTGCAATGTATTGGCCATGGGTAAAAATTCCAGATACAGATCTAGGAAGAAATGTTTGGGTTCCTGCATCAACAGTTATACCTAGTGTATATGCCTTTAATGATAGAGTTGCTGCACCATGGTTTGCACCAGCCGGTCTTAATAGAGGAGGAATTGATATTGCAGTTCAGACAGAAAGAAAATTAACTCATGCAAATAGAGATTCATTATATGAAAGTAATGTGAATCCAATTGCAACTTTCCCTAATGCCGGTGTAACAGTATTTGGTCAGAAGACATTACAAAAGAAATCATCTGCATTGGATAGAGTTAACGTTAGAAGATTATTAATTGCAGCTAAGAAATTTATTGCAAGTACAACTAAATTCTTAGTATTTGAAAATAATACAGCAGCAACTAGAAACAGATTTTTAAGCATTGTTAATCCTTATTTTGAAAATGTACAACAAAGACAAGGATTATATGCATTCAAAGTTGTTATGGATGAAACTAATAATACTCCAGACGTAATTGATAGAAATACAATGGTTGGACAAATATTCCTTCAACCTGCTAAGGCAGCTGAGTTTATTGTAATTGATTTCAATATTTTACCAACAGGAGCAGCATTTCCTGAATAAAATTTAGGATAGTGTATATTTATATTAAAGAGGAATAAAAAGATGGCAGAATTACTTGACCCAACCGAAATATTTTATACGGCATATGAGCCGAAGATGGCCAATAGGTTCATCATGTATATTGAAGGAATACCAGCATACTTAATTAAAGCAGCTAGTAGACCATCAATTGACCAAGGTGAAGTTATATTAGACCACATCAACGTTGAAAGAAAGTTGAAAGGAAAGTCTAGATGGCAAGATGTAACAGTAACATTATATGACCCAGTTGTACCATCAGGAGCACAAGCAGTTATGGAATGGGTAAGATTACATCATGAATCTGTAACAGGTAGAGATGGATATAGTGACTTTTATAAAAAGGATTTAACTTTCAATACTTTAGGACCAGTAGGTGATAAAGTTGAAGAGTGGACTTTGAAAGGAGCATTTATTTCTTCTGCAACATTTGGAGATATGGATTGGGCAACAGAAGATCCATTACAAATTGAATTGACTCTAAAATATGATTATGCAGTGTTACAATTCTAATTGATATTTCGATAGCATTAAAGAATCCTACCTTACGGTGGGATTTTTTACTGTTAAGGCATATTTATATAAAAGTAATAAGTTATTAGGAGATGATATATGGCACAAAAAGTTAACGACGATTATCCGGGAAAAGCACCGGTGATGACAGATAAACAATTAAAAGAACTAGCAACAGCTCAATACAATACAGATGCAGCTGAAGAAACATTGGTATTTGATTTCCCAACAGAAATTATTCAATTGCCAAGTAAAGGAAAATTATATCCAAAAGGACATCCTTTATCTAAAGGTACTATTGAAATGAAATATATGACTGCAAAGGAAGAAGATATTCTTACTAATCAATCATTTATTAATAATGGTGTAGTGTTAGATAAATTGTTCAAGGCCTTAATAGTTACTCCAGTTGATTATAACGACCTCTTATTATGTGATAAGAATGCTGTTATGATAGCAGCTAGAATATTAGGATATGGTAAAGATTATCCTATCAAGGCAGTTAATCCAACAACAGGAGAAGAAGTAGAACATGTAGTTGATCTAACTCAATTACCAGAAAAAGAAATTGATTGGTCCTTATTAGATAAAGGCACAAATGAATTTACTTTAGATTTACCTGCTGCTAAGATACCTATCAAATTAAAACTATTGACTCAAAGAGATCAATCTAAGATGGATGCTGAGTTAAAAGGTTTAGCAAAACTAAAAAAGAATGCAGCTGTTTCTACAATGATGAAATATGTTATTATAAATATAGATGGCGAAACAGATAATGCAAAAATTAGAAAATTTGTTGATACTAGATTGTTAGCAATTGATTCTCGAGCAATTCGTAAATTTCTAATATCAATAACACCTGAAACAAGCTTGGAAGTACAAGTCCCGGATGGAGACTCCGGCGACAACTTTCGTACAACGGTTGGCATCGGATTGGACTTTTTTTGGCCTGACTCCGGCTTATAAACTAAGCAAACAAGAACAAATATTTGACCTTGTCTATCATAGTCAAGGAGGATTCACATATCAGGACGTATGTAATATGCCTATATATATACGTACATTCTATATTAGAAAAATGTCTAAAATGTTTAAAGATCAAAAAACAGAACATGAAAAGGCAATGAAACAGGCTCAATCACGATCCAAATCTTCTAGGCCTGCAAGAGGCAGATAATTCATATAAAACATGGTCGTATTGATATTTATTAAAAAGGAATACCAATATGTCAAAAAATAATATAGAAAAACAGCTTCTCGAAGAAATTAACAGAATCGATGAAGGGTTAGCGTTAGGACTTCTTAAATGGATTATGAAGCCAGCTGTAAAAAAAGCTATGAAAAAATTAGGCAAAGATCCAGAATTCAAAGCTGCAATCGAAGATCATAATTATCATGCTCAACGACTTAAAGATTTATCAAAAAAGTTAGCAGACCATCCTGATCCAAAATTTCGAGAATTGGCAAAAAAATTAGCTAGATAAAAGTAATATCTCATGAGTAAGCCTACAAAAGCAGATATCAAAATACAACAACAACTAGTTGCTGAGCAAAGAAAATTAGCAGATATGGTTGGTTCTATGTCTGACACTTACCAATTACAGAAAAGTTATGTTAAAGAAATATTAAATGCATCTGATCAGACTTTAGCAAATTATACTGCAGAGAAAAAAGTTTTAGATCAAATAAAAAAATTAAAAGAGGCCGATGCCAAAGTATCTGAAAAATTATCAGAGACTTCCCAACAAATATTAGCTGCCAGTGAATCTCAGATAAAAGCACTAAAACAACAAAATAAATTAATTCAAAATACTAAAAAAGGATTTGCAGTAGTAAATGATGCAGCAAAAGATTTAGTAGGTAAAGCAGATGCATTTATTAAGAAATTTCCGGGAGGTGGATATCTTTCCAAACTAATAGGATTAGATAAGTTAGCTGACCAATTTGAAAATGGAATAAATGCTGCAGCAGAAGCATTTTTGACATCGATGCTGCAAGGCAAAGGATTAACAGCATCATTAGGCGCTGGTATGCAAGCGTTTAATGCTATAGTGAAGATGAATCCAATGGCATTAATAGCAGCCGCGGCAATAGGATTAATAGCAGCTTTCAAATCAATATCAAAAGAAGCACAAAAAGTATCTGCAGATACAGGATTAACATATACACAATCAAAATTATTAGTTAAAGAAGCAAATAAGCAGGTAGCGGCATTTGGTAATCAATTATCAACACAATCAGATATAATAGCTGTACAGAAAGAACAAATTGCACAATTAGGTGTTATAGGAAAGTTGTCCGGCGAACAAGCAGGTGCTGTATCAGATATAGGTAAAGCATTTGGATATGGAGCAGCACAAGCAGGTAAAGTAAATGCTGCCTTTATGGCAATGGGAGTGTCAGCAGATAATGCTGCTAATGCACAAAGAGATTTAGCAGCAGAGGCATTGAAATCTGGAGTTAATGTAGCAACCGTAACAAAGGATATTGCAGATAATGCCGGAACAACTGCAAAGTTCTTTGGAGGAAATGTTAAAGCATTGAAGAAGGCAGCAATTG